GAACATCTTTAAACCCTGCTGATGTAAACACAACCAAGAAAAGATTTTCTGTTGATAATGTTAGTGGATCGTTAATTACAGGAGATCAGATTGAAATAGAAACAGTTGATGGTAGTAATTTAGAGTTGTTATCTGGTCATAATTTTCCTGATCTTCGTAAATATATTCATATTGATGATATGGGTGGAATTAAGCTATACAATAATTTTGCAACAGCATTAGCTGGTGAGGTGACAGACGCACTTGCATTAACTGCACCATCTTCTACAAAAAATATATTAATACGTACCAGAAACACTAGATTTAGACCGCTTGCAAAAATTACTGAGTTTGAAATTACAACAACTAGAGATACTGTTGATATTACTAATTTAGGAGAAGAGTTTAGAAGGCAATATGAAAATGGTCTTATATCAGGACAGGGAACAATACAAACGATATGGCAACATAGAAATTTTCAAAATGATACACCTGGCTTTGCTAGTCCTGAGTTTCCTGTTTATTTAAGTCAATTATTGGTACGGATGCAGCAGGGTGCAGATTTTGAAGGAAGATTTTATATATATCACGATCCAAGTCAAACTACAAACAGTGTTTGGTATCAATCAATGTGCGTTGTTACTAATGTAGCTGTAAACGTACCTGCAAGTGGTTTAATAGAAGCACGGATAGAATTTATAACTAATGGCGAAATTAGATTACATAATGGAGTACCACCTTCATTCTTGTTATTAGAAAGTAGTGATAAGATATTGCAAGAGGATGGAGATGGTATTTTACTTGAAGATCCTTAAAATAAGATTTATGATGTACTTAAAAGTGACTTGACATGGCTGATCTACAGATTACACAATTACCAGAATTAGGTTCAGCCCAACTGCAAGCAACAGATCCGATTGCTGTTGCTGATGTAAGTGCAACAGAAACGAAAAAAATAACTGCAAAGAACTTAGTACAAGGTGCTTTTGGATTAGTAGATAATGCTTCTATACCAGCTACAGCACTTAGTTATCCTTTGTCTGTAGGACAAATTGTTACTGCCACTTTAGCTGATAACGCTGTTACTAATGCAAAAATCACAGATGCAACAATAACTGGTGCAAAATTAGCAAATGATACGATCACAGCTACGCAGATAGCAGCTAATGCTATTACTTCAAGTGAGCTTGCAGATGATGCGGTAGATACAGCAGCGATAACAGATTTAAATGTAACAACAAATAAACTGGCGGGAACATCTGTAACAACTGCAAAGATAGCTGATAGTGCTGTTACTTTTGTAAAAACAAACTTTAGTGATGGTGATATTCCTGGAGCAAAGTTAACATCCGCTTCTGTTACATCTACTCAAATTGCTAATAATGCTGTAACTGCAAATGAATTAGCAGATGATGCTGTAGATACTGCTGCTATTGTTAATAGTGCCGTAACAGGTGCGAAAATCGCTTCTGATACGATTACTGCTGGTAATATTGCTGCTAATGCTATTGGATCGTCTGAACTTGCTGATAACGCAGTAGATACCGCAGCTTTAACAACTAATGCTGTTACGACTTTAAAAATTACAGATCTAAATGTAACTACAGAAAAGTTAGCTAATAATGCTGTTACTGCTGCCAAGATTGCTGATGATACTATTACTGCTACACAAATTGCTGCAAATGCAGTTGGTTCTAGTGAACTAGCTGATAATGCAGTTGATACTGCTGCTATTGCTAACTCTGCTGTAACCGATGGCAAAATCTCAGGTGTCTCAGGTACAAAAATAACGGATGGAACTATAACAGCAGCAAAATTAAATACATCTAATATTGATAGGTCATTAAATGTAGCGTCAGGTAATTTAGGAATAAACAATGCAGTAACAGGAGGAGCATCTGCAAGAAATGGTATTACATATAATGCACAGGGATTAATAACAGCTACAGCAGCATTAGTTGCAAGTGATATTCCAGAAGCTACAACATCAGCAGTTGGTGGCGTAAGCGTACCATCAACAGGTGGTTTAGCTGTTACAGCAGCAGGTGCATTATCAATAAATAATACTGTTACTGGTGCGACTAGATCAGGAATTACTTTTAACGATCAAGGATTAATTACATCAACAACGGCTCTTGTTGCGAGTGATTTACCTTTAGCTACTGCGTCTACAGTTGGTGCTGTATCAATACCAGTTGCTTCTGCTCCTTTATCAATTTCTGGAACTGGTGTTTTATCTATAGCAAATAGCGGTGTAACAGCAGGTACATATCCAAAAGTTACAGTATCGGCTCAAGGTATCGTTACTGCTGGAACGACTCTTGCTGCTGGTGATATCCCTGATTTAGCAACAACTAAAATTACTACTGGTACGTTTGGTACAAACTTTTTAGCTAATGACTCTATAACAATGGATAAATTAGCGAACTTATCTACTGGATTTATACAAGAAGCATCACCTGATATATCTGATCTGCCAACAGGTGTTTTCTGGTTACAAGAATCTACAGGACAGCTAAGAATATTTAACGGTAATAGCTTTTTTTCTGTTGGTTTTGGAAGATTATCAGAAGAAAACCTTAGATTTTGTGGTACATTTAACGCAACAAATGGTTTGATAGTAACACTTACAACCTTTGGAGTATCAGCAGGTTTCAGTGTAGGTAATGCAATACCAGCAGGTACAGCAGCATTAACTGGTGCTTACTTTGTTTGTGTAACCCCTGGAAACGGAACAGCAGTTGTACCAGCAACAAGTTTTGATGCAGGTGATTGGTGTTTATGTATGGGATTGAACGATTGGGATAGAATTGATACCTTATCTGGACCTGGTAGTGTATCCAGTTTAAATGATTTATCTGACGTTACAATTAGTAGTCCAACAACTGGTCAAATATTAGTACTACAATCTGGTGGCTCTTTTCAAAATGTTTCTGCATTAAGTGGAGGAACTTACTAAATTGATGTATCCTTTAGTTAAGTCTAGGTAAACTATGTCGATTCAAATTAAATTAAAGAATAGTGTTGTACAGGATAGTACTCCTAGTGCATCTGATTTACCAGAAGTTGGTGAACTAGCAGTAAATGGAAATATAAATAGCATTGGTGGTTTTATGCGAGCTAGTGATAATAGTATCGTAAAAATATTTGGCCCAGGATCTGTTACCACACCTACTGCTACAACTACAGTTTCGGGTATATCTGAATTAGCAACTAACAGTGAGACAACAACTGGAACAGCTACAAACAGAGTTGTAACTCCTGCTGGATTAAATGCGGTAACAGTAGCAGAACGTACCACATCAAATACTAATTATGTAGCAAAAGCTGGTAGTACATTAACTGGTGTATTGACCATGCCTAATGGTTCTAATTCAGCACCTGCTATAAATTTTGGAGATAGTGACAGCGGAATATTTGGTGGAACGAATACTGTCAGTTTAGCTGCTGGTGGAGCTACAAAGTTAACTGTTGCAGGGGAAGTTACTGTTGTAAGTTCTTTACTTATAGATTCTGATAGCGAACAGTTAAGACTAGGAGATGACCAAGATTTAAAAATTTATCATAACGGAAGCAACGGTTTTTTACAAAACATTACTGGAGCACAGATGTATAGAAGTGCTACTCATATGTTTGAAAATGGAACTGGTGCTACAGAGTATGCAAGGATTGATAGTTCAGGTCGTTTGCTTGTTGGTAATTCTTCTTCTTTAAATGTAGGTAGTGGTACAGGTGGATTATTACAATTATCAAGAACTACAGGTGACGTTCATCAAAGTTTAAATTTATTTAAAACAGATAATGCGGGTTCAATTTTAGCTTTTGGTAAATCAAGATCAGCAACTATTGGATCATATACTGTTGTTCAAGATGATGATGAATTAGGGGTAATAAGATTTGCTGGTGCAGATGGTACAGACTTACAATCACAAGCTGCATCTATTTCAGCATTTGTGGATAGCACTCCTGGAAGTAATGATATGCCAGGTCGTTTGGTATTCAGCACAACGGCTGATGGTGCTGATTCTCCTACTGAAAGATTAAGAATAGACAGTACAGGAAAGGCTACGTTTACTGTTGATGCAAGTATTAACAGTGTAAATATTGGTAAAGGTGCAAACTCTGTTGCTGGTAACACTGTTCTTGGAGAAAGTGCTTTAGATGCTTCTGTTACTGGTGGTAATAATACTGCTATTGGTAAAAATGTTTTAACAAATAATACTTCTGGTCAAAAAAATACTGGTGTTGGTGAAAATGCATTAACAACAATTACTACTGGGAGTTTTCATGTTGCTGTTGGATACAACGCTTTATTGTCTAATACTGATGGTGGTCAAAACACTGCTATAGGTTATAACTCATTACGAGAGAACACTTCTGGAGATCAAAACGTAGCAGTTGGAGGGTCATGTTTAGATGCCAATACAACTGGAAATAACAACACAGCAGTAGGAGGAAATGCGTTAAGTTCAAACACAACTGCAAGCGGAAATGCTGCTTTTGGTAGAGGCTCTTTAGCAAATAATACAACTGGAGCTAAAAATGCTGGATATGGCTATGAATCTTTAAACGATAATACAACTGGTGGAAATAACACTGGGGTAGGTTATTCAGCATTAGGTTTCAACACAACTGCAAGCAATAATACTGCTGTAGGTTATAATTCTTTAAAAAACAACACAACTGGAGCTAAAAACGTAGCCGTAGGTTCTTTAGCTTTAGATGCAAATACTGATGCTGATAGTAATACAGCTATAGGATATAACGCATTATCAACTAATACAACTGGAGCAAATAATACTGGTTTAGGTCAAGGTTCTTTATTTGCAAATACCACAGCTTCCCACAATACAGCAGTTGGTTATATAGCGTTAAACGCAAACACAACTGGAACTCAGAACACAGCCGTCGGTTCTACTTCCCTAGATGCCAATACTACAGGAAACTATAATACTGCTCTTGGTTATGACACATTAGGTTCAAATACAGAAGGGGATGCTAATACTGCAATAGGTTATGAAGCAATGGATACCAATACCACAGGTAGTAACAATGTTGCTGTAGGTAAAGGTGCATTAGATGGTAACACGTCCGCAGATAATAATACAGCAGTTGGATATCATTCTTTATTAACAAACTCAACTGGCTCTAATAACACTTCCCTTGGTGCTTTTGCTTTAGATGCTAATACTACTGCTAGTAATATAACTGCCGTTGGATACGGATCTTTATCAGGCAATACAACAGGTGCTAACAATACTGCCGTTGGTGCTGCCAGTTTAAATACAAATACTACAGGTGCAGACAATACTGCTGTAGGTCTTAATGCTGCTCAAGTTAATACAACAGGATATCATTTGGTTGCGATAGGAAGAAATGCTTTAGCAGGGAACACTGAAGGATATCAAAATATTGCTATTGGTAGAGCTTGTATGGAAGCTAATACAACAGGAAACAACAATACTGCCATTGGTCAACACGCATTACTTACAAACACAACTGGAGATCAAAACGTAGCCGTTGGTTCAAATGCTTTGGTTAATAATACAACTGGAAATGATAGTGTTGCTATTGGTTTCAATGCTTTAGGTGCAAACACTACAAATGGTTTTAAAGTTGCTATAGGACCTCATTGTGCTGAACTTGATACAGCAGCAGGTGCAACAGTTGCTATAGGAAATAATTGTTTAAAAACAAATGTAAGTGGTGTCAACAATACTGGTGTTGGTGCTCAAGCTTTAATGTTAAATACTGGAAGTAACAATACTGGAGTAGGTCTAAATGCATTAAGAAATAACTCTTCAGCTAATAATAATACTGCTTTCGGTAATTGTGCATTACAAGAAAACACAGATGGAACAGGTAATGTTGCAGTAGGATCTGTTGCTTTAGATGCAAATACTACAGGATCAGCCAATGTTGCAGTGGGTTATTTTGCTTTAACTGATCTTACGACTGGTGGGAATAATACTGCTATTGGTAATGCTGCTGCACAAAATTGTACAACTGCCTCAAGTACAGTAGCGGTTGGTTCTGCTGCTTTAGATGCTAATAGCACTGGTAATAATAATGTAGCGGTTGGAAAAAGTGCTTTACAAAGTAACACTACAGCAGCAAACAATACAGCAGTTGGAACTGATGCTTTAAAAAATAACACAACTGGAGCTAATAACCTTGCACTAGGTTCCTTCGCTCTTGATGCAAATACTAATGGTGATAATAGTACAGCTGTTGGAGGTCTTGCTTTATCAGCTTCAAACGTCAATGGTAGTACGGCAGTTGGTTATGGTGCACTTTCATCTCTAACCACTGGTCCTGGTTGTATTGCAATGGGTTATTTAGCTGGGCTTAATGTTAATACAGGAAGCCATAATTTAGCGATAGGTTATGGAGCGATGCAAAATCTTACAGTAGCAAATTATAACATTGCCATTGGAAACTTTGCTCTTGATGCTTATAGCACATCAACAGATGGTGTAAATCTCGCGTTTGGTTATAACTCTTTTACAACTTTAACTGGTGGATCAAATAACACTGGATTAGGAACAAATACTGGAGCACTTGCTACTAGTGTTAATAGTTCTACATTTGTTGGATTAAATGCTGGTTTTAATGTAACGACAGGAAACGGTAATACTTGCTTGGGTTCTGAAGCTGGTGATTCAATTACTGCACAAGGTCTTAATACTATTTTAGGAAGTTCTGCTGATGTAGATTCTACAAATCGACATAACAGTATTGCTTTGGGTTATGGCGTAACCACAGCAGCTACTAATAGTTCTTTTAGAGTACAGGGAGGTAATGGTGTTTTCCATACAGGTAACACAACTACTTGGAGCACAACTTCAGATCAGAGAATAAAAAAAGATATTGTTGATAATGAACAGGGATTAGATGTTATAAACGCAATAAGAGTTAGAAACTTTAATTATAAAACTGCGGATGAAATAGCAGAAGCATCACCTGAATTAGCTGAACTTGATTTAGAGCAGATTGCAGTCAACAAGCAAGAATTACAGATTGGTGCAATCGCACAAGAAATTGAAACTGTTTTACCTGAATGTGTCATGGATGATGATAATGGAGTTAAACAAGTAAATGCAGATAGATTGATTTGGCATACAATAAAAGCTATACAACAATTATCTGATAAAGTATCAGCATTAGAATCATCTTAAGTTTTGATTGATAATTTAATTTTTTGCAATGAAAAAGCATTGTCTAAAAAGCAATGCAAAGATATAATTTTTTTCTTTGAAAACAATAAACAATATCACGATCAAGGAAGTACAAGTGGAGGAATAGATCATAAGGTAAAAAAATGTACAGAGATTTTTTTATCAACCGATGAACTACGAAAACCTTTTTTTAAAGATCTTTTAAATGCTTTAGCAGAAACTAAAAAAAAATTTGTAGAAAAATATAATTTTTTAAATAATATAAGATCTTGGAATATTGCAGAAGTATTTAAGATTCAAAAATATGAACCTACAGAAGCATATTTTGAATTACATTGCGAAACTAATGGATACCCTGATGGTTTTACAGAAAGAAGAGTTATTGCATGGATGCTTTATTTAAATGATGTTCAAGAGGGTGGTGAAACAGAGTTTCCACAACAAGATATAAAATTTAAACCTCAAGTTGGAAATATGATGTTTTGGCCCGCATATTGGACACATCCACATAAAGGGATACCAGCACCAAAAGAAACAAAATATATTGTTACTGGTTGGTTTTCTTATGTAAAACTTAATTTTGAACAAAATAAATAATATTGGTATAATTAAATAAATAATTTTTTACAATGGAAGAAAAAACCGCAGATGAAATTGCAGCAATTTTTTCTGCTGCTGGTGATAGCGTTACTTTAATTAATGCAGACGCTGATTATGCAGCTTTTAAAGCAGCAAATGCAGATAGGTTTGAAACTGAAGCAGAATGGAAAGATATGATGAAAAGAAACGTAGAGCATCTTGAAATTATCAAAGATTACAAAAAACTCGATGGTACAACATCTATTTGGACATCAGAAGATTTTACTGCTATCGACAAGGCTATTGTTGATGGTAAAAAACTTTATTCTTAGGTATCATTAGTACAATTATTTAAAATTTATGTCAAAACTATCTGACAGATGCGAAGAACGTAAGCTGGAAGCACAGGCTCTTGCTGATAAGTTTAATGCTCTTACTGAAGAAGGTAAGAAGATAGAAAACGAAAAAGCACAAGTTCTTGAACAGTTCAATGTTAAAAATTCTCAGTATGCAGAATTAGTACAAATGGTTCAAGAAGAAGAGGGTGCAGAGGCCGTAGTCGATGGCTAGTGTTACCTGGGCATTAGCTAATGTTGACTTTGATGTAGACGATGGCTTTTGTCATACCGCACATTGGACAGTAACTAGAGTTGATGGAGATTATTCTGCGTCATCTTATGGTAGCTGTGCTTTAACAAGACCAGAATCTTTAACAAGTAGAACTGATTTAAAAACAGCAGATATTATTGCTGATGTAAAAGCAGTACTTGGAACGGATAGAGTTGATGAGATTTTAACTGGGCTAACTTTAAAAATTAGTGAAGAAAAAACTCCTACGCAAGGCAGTTTCGTACCAGCTAGTTAGTTTTTACAGGGATATTTTTATCAATAATTCCATACATGACACGCAATGGTGCTAGTCCTATAATTAGGAAAAGTACCATAAATGTTATTGGTACGCTTGCTTTAATTAGTGCTTCTCTTATCATGTTTCAAAAAATAGCTAATGTTTTAAGTATCATTTCATTTGTAATGGTAGCTTCAATGAGCGGTGGAGCGTACTTTGGTTACAAGTATGTAACTTCAGAACAGTTTAAAGCAAAAGTGATGAATGAAATATTAGGTAATGTACAAGGCATGATGCCTAAGTTATTAGATCAAGGTTTGCCTAAAATGACAGGCCCATCTATGCCGATTATAAAATGAACTGTTATTGGTGCGATACAGAGTTAATCATAGGTGGAGACATTGATATTGAAGAAAATATGAATGGTTATCCTGAGTTTTCTGTAATGACTAATTTATCTTGTCCTAAATGCTTTTCAGAGGTAGAAGTATTAAAGAAAAGAGATGCCTACGATTGATATACCT